CAACAGCAGCCTTGCCGGAACACCGGTAAGGCTGCTGATACTTTTATGGCAAGTCCTTCTCCATTTGAGAAACGGTTTCGTTGTAGAACACGTCCAATTCACCGACGTATCCGGGCTTCCACGGCTTATTCCGCCCGCAGTAGTGGATGACAGCCGAGCGCTGCCGCACATCGTCCAGCGTCATGCCATCCCCGTTGAACCGGTGAAGGGTGAATAGCTTTTCCGTCATGTTATATTGGATCGGGTCCAGCGGGATGATGCTTTGTCCGTACAAGGCGCTGATGATGTCCTGATCCGGCAGCATGAGCCGTCCTTTGTGGCGTTCCATATAGTCAAATACCGCCTGTGTGTCCTGCTTTGCCCGCAAGGCTTCCAGATTCATCAGCATGACGCCGGAGTTGATATAGGGATCATCCTCTCCCATGCCGAGGCGCAGTTCGTTGAAACGGTGCAGAAAGGCCCTGATGTGGGAGGCCGCGGCAAAGAAGGCTGCGTCCATAGGCAGTTCATATAACGCCCGCAGACTTTTCCGCACAACGAGATCCGGGTCGAGATATAATACCCGGTCCAGCGTATGCGGCAGATATTTCGCGGCAAAGATCCGGTAGTAGATCGCCTTCGGATACCGGTCCGACGTTGGCGCGTCCGTCAGCCCGCTTTCGTCCACACGGATCAGATGCAGCGCCCCCCGCTGCCCCAGCAGCGCCCGGGTCGCCGTTAAATCGGAGGCTGACAGCCCCTCGTCATGCAGGATATATACGTCAAAAAATGCGGCGGGGTCACTTTGGAGCGCGGAAAACAACATGACATTCAGCTGAGGAACGTAATTCCGATCCAGCGTGACAAGCAGGTTCATGGGATATGAGTTTTGGTTTTCGATCATGATCGTCCTCCCTTGGAGTTTTGCTGGGCTGCGCTGTTTTCAGTCAATACGGAAAGAAAAATAAGCGTTCTGCATGGCAGGCCCACCGCGTCACGCTCCCTTTTGGTTCAGCGGCAGATAAACGGTAAAGCTGCTCCCCTGCTGCGGCTGGCTATCCACCTCAATGCGTCCTTCCGTCAATTCTATGATCCGATGGACGATAGAAAGCCCCAGGCCCAGGCCGTGCTTTTTATCCTCCGCCGCGCCCTGATAGTATTTTTCAAAAATGTGGGACTGGACCTCCGGCGTCATGCCTGATCCGGTATCCCAGACCCGGACAACGGCCTCCCCGCCGACCTGCCGCAGCTCCACACCGATCTCGCCGCCCGGCGGGGTGTAGCGGATCGCATTATTCAAGAGATTGATCCATACCTGCCGCAAAAGTTCCTCATTGCTGGTACAATCCACGCTTTCCAGCTCTGCGGAAAAGGTCAGGCGCTTTTCCTCCCAGCTGTGGGCACAGAGGATGGCGCACCGACGGATCTGCTCATCCAGAGAAAACGTGGTTTGATCCGGCAAAAACCGCTGGGACTGCAATTTTGTCAGCAGCAGCGTCCGGTTGGTCAATTCCGCCAGACGGGCGGACTCGTCCTGAATGATCCGCAGATACTGCTGCCGCTCCTCCACGGTAAGATCCGGCTCGGAAAGTAGCTCCGCAAAGCCCTTGATGGCGGTGATCGGCGTCTTGAATTCATGGGAATAGCTGTTGACAAAGTCCTCCCGCAGGGTGCGGACGCTTTGCAATTCCTCCGTCATGCGGTTGAAATCCTCACACAGATCGTCCAACAGCTGATGCTTATCTGTTTTCAGCCGGACGGAATAGTCTCCTCCCGCCACGGCGCGAAGTCCGTCCATCAAGTTTGTCACATTGGCGCTGAGCTTATGCTCCAGAAACCCGGTCATCAGGATCAGCGTGATCAAAAGCGGCAGGTACACGGCGGAGAGTACAGATCCGGCAACACTGACAGACGCTTCCGGTATGGCGGTGCCGTTGGAAAAATAGAGATAACGCAGCAGCAGAAATGAATTCATAATGGCGAAGGTAGCTACCAGCCCTTCCAACGCCACCCACAGCAGCCATATTTTCCGGTATTTGGAATGTTTCCTTTTCACTGCTCTTTCTCCTTCACAAGCTCCGCCTTATATCCCAGTCCCTTGATGGTGATGATCTGAAAGTCGTCCACGTCCTTCAGCCGGTTCCGCAGACGGCTGATATGGGTCTTGACCGTGTCCTCCCCGCTCTCTGATACATACCCCCACACATCGTCCAGCAGCTACTGCGAGTAAAGATTTGCCCCGGATAGGACAGCAGCTTATAAAGTAGGTCAAATTCCTTCTTTGGCAGCTCCAGGGTCTGCCCGCGGCAGGTCACGGTGTAGGATGCGGAATCCAGTCGGGTGTTTCCCACAAGGATCTGCTGTTCGCTGGCGATGTGGGCCCGCCGCAGCAGGGCCTGGATGCGCCAGATCAGCTCCTCGTAATCCACAGGCTTGGTGAGATAATCGTCAATGCCGGAAGAAAAGCCCTCCCGCTTGCTGTCCATGGATTGCAGAGCGGTGAGGAACAGCACGGGGATCTCGTTGCCCTCCGCCCGCAGCGTCCGCACCAGCTGGTAGCCGTCCATCACCGGCATCATCACATCCGCCACGATCAGATCCACATGCTGCCGGTTCAGGATATCCAGAGTCTCCCGGCCGTTCGCCGCCGTCACCACTGTAAATTGATGGCGGAGCTTGGCCTGGGTCAGCAGGCGGACGGCCTCGTTGTCCTCTGCCAGTAAAATCGTTGCCATAGGAGCCTCCTTTTTCGCCGCGCTTCAAAACTTTATCATATGATGTTCAGTCAGCTTAATAAGCTGAACATGGTAGACGCTGCCGAATTGAAAGCCTACATAAACCGTATCGTGGACGATATGGACAAGGCACAGCTCGCCGCGATGGAGAAAGCCCCGCTGGGCTATGCGGCGAAGATCCGTGACAAGATCGAAACGCTGCTGGAAGCCCACTATCGGGAAACTTTTGATAAATGGCTGGAAACGGAACGTATCGTCTGTATGCCCTCGTTCCGTCTGCCCACATCTATTCATCCCGCCAGCAATACCGCCATATACGCCCGTTCGCTGTACACGGCGGAGGACGGCGACATGAACAAGCTGGAACAGAAGCTGATTGTAGAGTTGACCGCCCTGCCGAATGTCCGCTGGCGGCACAGAAATATTGCGCGTCAAGGGTTTGCAATCAACGGCTTTATCAAGCACTACCCCGATATTCTGATTATGACCCAAAGCGGCAAGCTCATCTGTGCGGAAACCAAGGGCGAACACCTGAAAAACGACGATAGCCGGGAGAAAATCGCGCTGGGTCAAGCGTGGCGTACAGCGGCGGGCAAGGATTTCCGCTATTACATGGTGTTTGAAAATGAGGAAAACCTCTTGCCGGGTGCAATGAGCATGAGCCAGTTTATCGACACGGTTAAGGCGCTGTAAAACGTCTCTCATTCGCAGGGGTCTATAATTTCTACCCCCATGTTTGATCGATGTAAATGCACAAGTTTATACAGTTTCAGGCAGTAGGAGCAATTCTGCTGCCTTTTTCTTTGGGTGACTATTCCGTTTACCTCGCGTATGCGGATTGTCATAATTTTCCGAAAAGGAGCGTGGTAGTAATGAAATTGAAAACCGTTCATAGGAGATGGTGCGCCGATGCAAAGCAGAAAACGCAGACGGATTCTGATGCAGGAGGCAGAATATGGCGAAACCGCTTGACCCCAAAGCGATAGAGGCAGAGCGGCAAACCAGCAGCCGAGCTGAACGCCGGGAACAGAAACGCCGCCAGATGCAGGACGAGATTTCTTATAACCAGCGTGGAAATGGTGTTATTATTCCACCGCAGAAACGGCGGGAACTTGCAGAGGAGCCGTCCAAACTCCGTGTTGCGGCGTACTGCCGCGTCAGCACACAGGAGGAACAGCAGGTCGGCAGCTTCGATATGCAGATTCACCATTTTACCAAGAGGATTGAGGCAAATCCGCAATGGGAGCTGGTTGAGATTTATCAAGACGAGGGCATCAGCGCAACTACCGTTGAAAAACGTCTTGGCTTTCAGGAAATGATTGCCGACGCAGTTGACGGGAAGATTGACCTGATTCTCACCAAAAGCATCAGCCGTTTTGGTAGAAATATCGTGGATATTCTGGACAATCTGCAAACGCTTTCTGCGCTGAACCCGCCCGTTTCCGTTGAGTTTGAGACAGAGGGAATCACCTATACCGGCGATGGGCGGAATAATCTGCTGATCTCATTGCTGGCAGCTCTGGCTGAAATGGAGTCCCAGCAAAAGAGCGAGGCAATTAAGGCTGGTATCCGCTGGCGGATGGCAGAGGGTATCTACAAATTCTCCGTTCAGAATACGCTTGGCTTCTATCGTGATCATTTCGGGCAGCTTGTCATTGAGCCGACCGAGGCAAGAATTGTTGAGTACATCTATGAAAGCTGCTTGGAGAGCGCAACCCCGGCAGAAATCGCCGCCGCACTGACAGAACAGGGTATCAAGTCTCCAATGGGGAACGATCTCTGGTCTGCCGGTACTGTCCGCAGCATCCTCCGAAATGAGAAATACTGCGGTGATGCTTTGATGCAGAAAACCTATACCAAGGATTTTCGCACCCATAAATCCGTCAAAAATACAGATTTGAATATGTATTTCAAGGAAAATCACCACACAGCGATTATCAAAAAAGAGGATTGGATCAAGGTACAAAAGCTGCTGTCAGAGCGGCACAGCACAGCAAAACGAGCTACATTGCGCCGTTTGAGCAATCACTTCGTCGCATACCGTGTAAAGGATGGTCTTTTCAAGGGCTATCTGATCATGGATTCCCGCTGGTCTTTTATGGAACGTCAGGAGTTTATGAAAATCGTGGATGAGGCGCAAAACACTATGAAATGAAAGGATTTTTACTATGAACTTCGATTTTTCCGCTTTGAACTTTGAAACCATCGACTCCAACATCAACGCCTACCCGGACATGTTCCTGAATCAGAATGGCGTGACTTTCACCAAGAAAGTGCTTGAGGACTTGGGTTATCCCGCCTTTGTTTTGTGTCTGCTGGATGCGAAAGCAAGAGTATTTGCGATCCGTTCCTGCAAGAGCAACGAGCCGAAGGGCTTCAAGTTCTCCAAGCCAAGAGGCGAACAGAAAGGTGTTGTTACGATTTCCAACAAGAATCTGCTTGACCCGCTTCGCGCTGTCACCGGCGAGGACTGGATTCCCGGCAAGCGTTACAGGGTGCGCGGGTTCTGGGTTGCCGATGCAAAAACCATGTGCTTTGACCTTAATGAAGGGGTACAGGAGGACTTTCGCCCTGTTACGCCGAACAATGATGCAGAATAATCCCTGATATTCAGGGAGAAAAGGGAGAGCAAAAGAGCGGCGGCAAGCCGCCTGAGCGAAAACCCCCCCTCCCTTTTCTCCCTCGCTGCTGCTATGGAAACCGCGGAAAACCGCAAGCGGTTTACACACCGTTCCCAAAGCCTGTGCTTACCCTCTTTTTCCTCTCTGGCTTTCTCCCTATACAGAGAAAAGTGTTCATTTTTACTCCAAGAGCGCGCAGTTACCGTGATGGGTAGAGCGCAGTATGTCAATACGGCATAGAAAAACGAACGGCACATAGGCGATTTTATCCTCAAAAAAGCCCCGAAACGCAACATAAAAGAAGCCCAGCACCACGCCGTTTGACGTGATGCTGGGCTGTTCCTGATTACAGCGATTTTCAGCGGGTGAAGCAATGCTCTGCTTGCAGATAGCTCTTTCGCATTTTGCTGCATGGCGTAGGAATGTACTGTTTCGCAAAATCTCACGCGCAGAAGTGTACCGTGTACACTCCATCGTGCTTTACTTTCCGATGTGCTTTTTTCGTGCAGGGAGAAAGAACTTTACTGTTTTCACTACACTCGATTTTAGCACGGCGTTTTTACTGCCCTCACAGTCGATTTACTCTGAAATTAAGCCAAAATGCCGCAGCGCATCCTTGATTGCCTCGACCTTTTCGGGCGGGCAGGGATGATACTCATGCTTTTTCTGTTCAACAGCATTCGGGGCTTTGTGCATATCCAGTCCAACCATGCGCTTGACCTCGGCAATATATGCCGTATGAACTTTGAAGCCATACTTTTCCTGCACATACTCCTGAATGCGTTTATAGGTCGGATGCTCCTTAACCTCTCCGGTTTCCACTTCCATTCTGACCTCAACCGTCAGTGGATTTGTTTCCCGTGACAAGAGGACTACCGTCTCGACATGTGTATCACTGTCCAAACTCATTTCCATATCTTCCTCAATAATCGGAAGCTTGAATTTGATGGATTTGAGCCACTGACCGTTTGGCTGTCGTTCCTCATAGATATGGATTTCAGAAATCAGCGATTCCATAATCTGTCGCTTCTCCTGCTCGTCCATGACAGCGTACAGCTTTTCAAAATAAATCAGCACTTTGTAGATATTGTCAGCAGTGAGTTTTTCTGCTTCTATTGCCATTTTCTTTGCTCTGGCTTCAATCAACAGATTCTCCGTATCCTCTATCTTATCATACATTTTATAAAGGCGATCATCAAGGTCTGCTTTACGCTTGATGTAGTGCTTATCATCTGGGTCAAGGGTATCAATCTCATCAATCAAACGGGACTTCGTAGCATAGCTCTGACGAAGCTGTTTTTCATAATTGGCAATCTCCTGTTCAATGGCGGATGTATCTATCTTCATATTGATTTTTTGCTGCATCATCGCCGCAAACTTCGGATTGCTGACCAGTTTGATAATAACCTCTGCAACAGCACCGTCCAGCAATTCCTCATTGATTTGCTTCTTGTATTCACACTTATGACCACGGGTCATAGTGCGGTGTTTGCAGCCATAATAGAAGAAATCCTTATATTTCGTGCCGTCCGGCTTGTGCTTGATGCTTTTGTTGCCGTACATTCCGGCTCCGCAAATAGGACATTTAAGTAATCCGGTCAGCAGGTGTACCTTGTTGTCTTTACCGTTGTTGACCTTTTCATACTTCTTCGCCTGAGCAAGAAGTTTTACTTGGGCTTCATGCCAGAGTCCTTCTGATACAATGGCTTCATGCAGACCGTCAACTAACAGATAATTTTCCTGCTCCACAAGTCGGTAATCATTGCGAGTTCCATGTACCTTTTCTGTTCTTCTCCTGCCGTAAGCAATTTTACCACAGTAAACGGGATTTTTCAAAATTCTGCGAATCAGGGCTGCATCAAACAGAGGATTTTTTCCATTCTGCCGCTGAATTTTGTTGATACCGTGATTGGCAAGGTATTTCGCAAGTCCGTTAGCTCCTATATCGGTATGCACATACTGGTCAAAGATAATGCGGATTGCCTCGGCTTCTTCCTCGTTGATATACAGCATACCTTTTTCCAATTTGTATCCGTAGGGAGCAAAACCACCGTTCCATTTACCCTCACGAGCTTTCTGGATTCTGCCTTCCATCGTCTGAACACGGATATTCTCACGCTCAATCTCGGCAACCGCAGAAAGCACGGAAATCATCAGCTTACCGGCATCTTTGGAAGAATCAATGCCATCCTCCACACAAATCAGATTGACATCGAAATCTTGCATCACCTGTAAGGTAGACAGCACATCTGCCGCATTTCTGCCAAAACGTGATAACTTGAACACCAGCACATAGGACACGCCATCTTTACCGGACTTGATATCCTCCATCATGCGGTTAAATTCCAATCTGCCCTCAATGGACTTTCCCGATTTACCGGCATCCTCATATTCACCGACGATTTCAAAATCGTTGAACTCAGCATAGGCTTTCATTCTTGATTTCTGAGCATCCAAGGAGTAACCGTCTACCTGAACGGCAGTAGATACTCTCGTATAAATATATACTTTTGTTTTTTCTTTCATATCGCCATCCTCATTTGTGCCACAGCCTGTGGCATAATTCAGCTTTCATCGTCTGTTATTTTTTGCCGTCAGTTTTCTGTTCCAACATCTTTATCGAATTTAAATAATCATTTTCCACGTCGCTGAGCGTTCTTGTCTTATATTTTCGATATTCTCCAGTCGCTTTATCAACAGCCTGCTTATGAGTAATGCTTCCATTTCCAATTAAAAGCTGCTCTCCACTCATGGTAAGAATGCGATCCAGATGCTCTGCCCAGTCCTGCATCGTCATTGCCTGTTCACGCTCTGCCTGACGTTCCGCAAAATCCAGATACCCGGATACAAGTTGTCCCATAGCACGAAGCTCTTTCTCATTCAGATAGTTTTTCGCAACAATCGCTTCTTTGAGTGTCGGCTGATTACCGGCAAAGGTGGTAAGTCCCATGAACTCTTTTTCCGCATCCGCTCTTGTATAAATCACTTCTGCCGCAGTCTGTCCGTGAATGGCATAATGAATTTTATTCTGAACCTTTTTGAAAAAACGGATAGAGATTTCCGCTTTCGGGTCGTAGTCAATGCTGGTGGCATAGATTTCAAGCACCTGACGATAAAACACCTTTTCCGATGCACGGATGTCTCTGATTCTTTCAAGCAGTTCCTTGAAATATCCACCGCCGCCCAGATTTTTCAATCGTTCATCATCCAAAGCAAAACCTTTTTTCATGTATTCTTTGAGAATGTTAGTTGCCCAGATTCTGAACTGTGTGCCACGCTTGGATTTTACACGATAGCCGACAGAAATGATAACATCAAGATTATAGTAGTCAACCTGATAGGTTTTTCCATCTGCCGCAGTTGTTGCAAAATTTGCAACAACTGACTCTCGCTGCAGCTCGCCTTCGGAAAATACATTTTTTATATGTCTTGAAATAGTAGATTTATCTCTCTGGAACAACTCTGCCATCTGGTCAATGGATAACCACACGGTATCCTCATCAAATGTGGTTTCAATTTTTGTCAATCCATCTTCTGTTGTGTAAATAATCATATTGGATTTTTGATTCATATCATCATAATTGTTCACCGGAACACCTCATTTCTAATTGTGCAACGGGGTATTGCGCTTTTATTCTATGTAGCTCTATGCGTTGAGAACAGTAGCTCTCGCATAGAGTTTGGACACTTATTCCACGACTATTATATCATTGCTTTTCCATCAATTCAATAGTGTCACTGGGTTCTTCAGATGTGTTTTCTTCCTCCAAACAAGACGGCGGCTCTGGAAGATTATCAATATCCAGAACCGCCGCATATTTTTCTATTAAATTTGCAAGTAAATCGGCAAAACCATTCCATTTATCTGTCAATAGTGCTCTCCTTTCTTTTTCGTCCACGTTCCTGCGGAATGTCCTGTTTCTCTTTTCCTCTGGTCAAAACGGCATTAAGAAAAGCCCGTACCCTTTCAGGTGCGAGCTTGACAGCATCCAGATACGGCTGAGCCTGTTCCAGAAGTTTCTCATATCGTTTTTTCCATACCCCAGCATCTTTCTTGGCTGTTTCATATTTCTGCTGGTATTTTAATTTCTCCGCTTTTTCAGCAAAGCTGCTGACAGCATAATTTTTGAGAGTACGGCATTCATCGGGTGTCAAGACGATGTTCCCGGTAAAAGATTTCTTACCCATCGACTCCAGCTCCTGAACCGTCACCGCTATTCCGGTTGCCGCCTTAGTCTGTGCTTGCAGGGATTTAAGCTCCTGCTTTTTCTTCTCCGCAGCCTGTGTAGTATCGTCAAGCTGTGCTTCTTTCTGGTTCAGTTCCGCCGTCACAGCTTCCAGTCGCTGCTTTTCCTTTGCCACCTTAAACTGGGTCACAGTCAGATGTTCCTCGGTGCTGTCACGCTCTCCACGTTCCACATCGGTATATCCGGCAGCTCTCATGTGCTGAAAAAAATCATCCTGTAAAACAGAATAGGATTTTCGGAGAACAGGCTTACCATTGACTTGCAGAATTGGTTTTCCATCTTTGTCCACAGCAGGTTTGGACAGCCACTTTTTACTGCGGCTGACCTGCATAATGGTTTCCTTTACCGTTCCTCTGAGAGCTTCATCCTTGCAGCGTTTCGACCACAAAATCTGTTTCTCCACCACAGGGACATAGACCACATGAAGATGATAATGGAACACGTCCTTGCCAAGTGCTTCGGACATCGCCCGGTTAATCTCGTCAGCGTGCATGACTGCCGAGAGGATATACTGTTCACCGCCAACAATCTCCACAGCGGATTTATAGGCTTCCTCATAAAACTGTCTGGCGTATTCATAACCGCCGTGATTGTCGAAGTACGCAGAGTTCACATCAAAGACCATTTCGTTGAAATGGACGGCATCCGCCTTCAGACCTCTGGTGGAAATGATGTTGTCAGCTTTCATCTGCTCAAACATTTCAGCGTAGCTCCCGGTAGGTTCTTTGAAGTGTACGTTGAGGGAACTTCTTTCCGGGATAATATCTTCGTTACTGTATATTTCTTTTTCACGCTCATTGTGTGCCTGTGCATCTCCGATGTCATTATCTGTGACATCCATATTTCTTGCACAGGTACGGTCAACTCCGTCATTTCTTGCCATATTTTTCCTTCCTTTCTTTGGGATTTGCAGACAGGTAGCTTTGGAAAGGCACTTCTGCGGAAGTGTAATAACCCACTATGACACTTTCATCCATACTGGCTGCAAAGTGCCGTGGGCTCTCCCGAGGGGCTCTCCGAGGGTAATGCGGTCGCTGCGGCGACCTCTGCCGAACATCAGAAAGTTGTCTGCTCCTCTTTCCAATGTCCGGCACGGACGGCTGCTGTTTTGCGAAACCGCCCCGTCCGTTGACAGAAAAAAGACTGACTTTTTCCTGTCATTTGGGTACGTCACGAAGGTTTTATACAGGAGTGATTTACGCTCGTACGCTGTGTACGTACGTACCAAAAAATCAATCCCGCCATTCCTCCGGTACGTACGTACACGGCGAAACGTCGTAAAACCCATTTATATTCGGACGGGCTACGGCTTCAATTCCCATGAATCCCCACACCCTGCGCCCGGCAGAGTTTGTGATTTTGTTGGTGTGTTCCAGATTGTAACGACTTAAATTTGCCACCACACTGTCACTAAAGCTGCGGGATTTCAGGGGCGGCAGAGAATTTTCCTCACACCACATCCGATAAATTTCGTACAGCTCCTTGGAGCTGATGGAAGCATCCGCTTTCAGCCGGATATAGCCCTCAGACTCCATGAAGTCGAAAATATTGTTGTTGTCACGCTTGACGGACTCTCGGTTGGTTTTGGTGCGCTCACTTTCCGTGAATTTGAAATTGTTGGCAACCAGACGCTGCAATCCCTCAAACGCCCAGAGGAAAATGCCCTCCACCTCAGCTTTCATCTTCTGGGCGAGGTCAGGGTCATCCATTCTTCCGGCAGGCTTTTCCTTTGTGGTCAGCACAAGCTGTCTGCGGTAGAAACCGTCACTTCGGTCATACAATGCCTGTAAATCTCCATTGGAGAAAGCCAGCAGACGGGCGAACATCCAGCCCTGATAGCTCTGTTTGCCCTTGCGCTCCAAATCCATTTTCCCTTGAGCTGTCACAATGGATTTCACATAATTGGTCTGGCGCAAGGCTTCCATTCGCATATCATCATCCACGCATAGGAGGATATGCTCCAGATCGGCACGGGCAAATCGGTTCTCAGAGATTTTACCAATGCTTCCGTCCTTCATGGAACTGCCCAGCATTTGCCCCAGCACCGCACCGATTTGGGATTTACCCTCGCCGCCATTGCCCTTAATGACCATCATCCTCTGTCCTTTATTGGAGGGAATCAGGCAATAGCCGATAAATTCCTGCAAGGTAGGGATGTCCTCCGGGTAAAGCAGACCATTCAGAAAGGAAAGCCACAGCACAGGTTTCGGAGTATCCGGGCGATAGAAAACCGGGAGCCTGTTTCTCACAATATCCGGCTTCCCCTCTGTAAAAGTGCCGTCCAGCATGAGCGTACCGTTTGCCAGATGAATCCTGTCCTGCTCCGGCGGGAAGTCCTCCACATGAGCCGCCAGCTTCATAATCTCAATGATGTTGCTGATTTTGCGGGGAATGTTGTTCACGGCACAATATTTCAATTCTTCAAAGATTTCGCCACGAAGCGGCAGGTCGTCCGTCACTCGACCATCAGGTGTGAAAAAAGCTCCGTTTGCAAAGATAATCTGACGGGTTCTCAGAAAATCTTCACAAAACAGAGCTTCATTGATACTCTTGCCGTCAAACCACATCGGCACATTCATCTCAAGCAATTTCCTGTTCTCTGACATGGCAGCGCACCTCCTTTTTCTGCTCGTCCAGTCGTGTTTGCATTCTTGCAATCGTTCCGTCTGTCAAAAGTTCCTTGACGGTATCAGTCCTTTCTTCCTGATCGCTCATAAGGAGCAAATCGTTCAGATACTCCACATATTCCAGCTTGTGGCAAGCTTCCACGAACCTCTCATCCGGCTCGTCCTCCGGTGCTTCGGGAGCATATCGCTCTTTCCAGTCCTCCAAAAGATGAAGATACCCGGACAGCACATTCATGCAGAAAAGCTCGTCCTGTTTCGACTGATTCACACGGGGACGGTACTTCTTTACCTGTGCCACCACGGACGGCGGCCTGTCCAGTCCGAAATCCGTAGCCAGTCTCTGCGCTGCTTCATAGGCAGACAGGTCAAGCAGCCTTGCCACAAAGTCAATCACATCTCCCTTGGCACCGCAGCCGAAGCAATAGAAGTAATCCTCGTTCAGCTTCAAGCTGGGGTGTCTGTCATCGTGGAAAGGGCAGCAAATCATCCCGGAGCGATTGATTTTCAGCCCGTAGTGTTCGGCGGCTTGCCTAACCGTGACCGCCGCCTTGACTGTTTCAAAAATGTTCATTTGCATAACCTCCTTGATTTTTCTCGATGATTTTTTCATCTGCCTGAATATACGCAGAAAAACGCTTTCAACCGAAAAATCAGGCACTTCCGCAAGCAAAGCAAAAAGCCGCCCCGAAAACTTGAAAAAATGCAAGTTTCGAGACGGCAGTGTTCACACAAAGTTGGTTGATATTGTTCCGTAAATAGAATATAATTGAAGTTAATATGAATCAGGAGGGATGATACAGAAATGAAATACCTGTCTACATTTGAAGTTGCCGAGAAATGGGGTATCTCTCCCCGAAGAGTTGGTATCCTCTGCAACAATGACCGCATACCGGGCGCACAGCGGGCAGGAAGCCGCTGGATCATCCCGGAGGACGCTGAAAAGCCGACAGATGCCCGCATTAAAAGCGGAAAATATATCAAACAGAAAACAGACAGAGGGGAGGAAGCATAATGGCTGATACTTATTTACCCGCCGATGTTCGGAAAAGAATCGTTGATGTAATGAGAGAACGCAAGATGACCCAGCGAGAACTGGCACTTCGGATTGATGTGAATGAAAGCACCATCAGCCGCTTCCTTAGCGGAAAGACCGAAAAGCTGAGCGAAGAAAGCGTTATCCGCATCGCCAGAGTGTTCAATGTGTCCACGGACTTTATCTTGGGTACGACCGTAATCCCGGATAAAAAGAACTACGATATTTCAGAACTGGGATTATCTGTTGAAGCTGCAAAGAATCTTTATACCGGAAAGGTCAACAATGATGTAGTCAACCGTCTGCTGGAAAATCCCCGCTTTGCCATGGTTACTTATATGATTGCACAGTATATGGATGATACCCTTGCAAGAGGATATGCCGCACAAAACCAGATGTTTGCTACCGTTGGCTCTCTGCTGTTGGGACAGAACCAAGCTCCCGAAGCAGTACAGGCAGCCCGAACCGCTAATGCCATGAAAATTCCCGCTTATCAGGCAGACCAGACCACGATTCAAAACACCTTTATGACGGTGGTTAAGGAAATCAAGAAAGAAGCAGGCAGCGATTTGGTCGCAGCCAAGGCAATCAGCAAGGAAGCCACCGAAAAGATGTTTGCCGAGCTGACCAAGGGGCAGGATATGCAGAATCCGACCATCACGCCGGAAGCAGTTGTTGATGCTATTACAGGCAGCATTTCCGGTGTCGATGGAGTCAATCAGGAAGCTCTGGACAACTTTAACAAAGCCTTGCTGGGGCTGATGCAGACGATGGTGCTGCCGGAAGATGATGGACAAGATAACTAACGAGCAGCTCTGTATTGCGGCGCAGAGCGGTGACAAATGGGCAGAAAACGCCCTTGTAGAGAACAATCTGCGGTTTATCCGAAAGACGGCATACGAGATATGGAGCGCACAGCGGGAGCTGAACGTTGCCCTCGGCATTGAACTGAACGATTTGGTGCAGGAGGGTTCATTGGGGCTTCTGGGCTGCATAAGCAGCTTTCAACCCGACTACGGGAACAAGTTTTTGACCTATGCTGCCCCGGCTATTCATAATGCCATGCTGGACTACATCCGCAGGCTGAATCCTACCTTTGAAGCCAAAAATCTGGACTGTATCATTCGTCTGGATGAGGTCAAAAAGGGCGAGAATAAGGGACAACATGAATTTATAGCAGATTCCAGAGTACAGAACCCAGAGCAGATTTTCATTGCAAAGGAAACCCACGAAGAAATCCATACGGCTCTGGAAATGATTGATGAGCGAGAGAAAGCCTATCTCTGGTATCGCTTTGGCTTTGAGGACGATGTCCTCCATCCTCTGAGCGAAACGGCGAAGCACTTCCATCTGTCAGAGAGCAGAGCAAAGTCCACGGAGAAATTGGCTCTGGATAACTTCTGGCTGGAACTGCCTTGGTGGTACTAAATATTCAAAGAAAGGGACATGTAATCATGGAAAAATATAAAATACTCATCATCGAAGATGACCCAATCATTCAAACTGAATTACAAGTTCTGTTAAACGGAAACGGATATGAGGCATCCGCAGTTACTGACTTTACATCAGTTATGCAAGCGGTCAAAAATACTCATCCCTATTTGATTTTGCTGGACATAAAGCTGCCACAAGAAAGCGGCTACTCAATCTGTTCTCAAATCCGCAGTTTTTCCAATGTACCGATTATCTTTGTAACAAGCTGCAATACGGACATGGATGAATTGAACAGTATTTTGCTGGGTGGAGATGCTTTTATCACCAAGCCTTATAACACAGCAATTCTGCTGGCAAAGATTTCATCCTTGATGAAACGAGCTTACCCGATAGAACAAATTGAGCGTCTGAATTGGCAAGGAGCGATTCTTCACTTAGAAAGTAGCACGATTGAATATGACGGTAACCAAGCAGAACTGACAAAGAATGAATTGAAAATATTATATTATCTTTTCAAACACGCAGGAAAGATTTGTTCCCGTAATGATATTGTAGATTATCTATGGGACAATCAGCTATATGTGGATGACAATGCTTTGAGCGTCAATATCAACCGCATCCGGGAAAAACTGGCGGGCATTGGCCTGACGGATTTTATCAAGACAAAGCATCGCCAGGGGTACACGATATGAACAGCAAACGGTATTGGAAAAACAGGCTTCCATTTCTGCTGACGAACCTTGTTTGCATGGCTGCGCTCACTGTATTTTTGCTGGTGTGCGGCAATTCGGCTTCCGCAGTAGTATTGATCCTGATCGTATGGGCATTGATTTTGCTGATGGGACTTGTCCTCACTTACTGGAAACGAAAGCGGCAGATGAAAAAACTTCTGGATATGGCGGAGCAGCTTTCC